ATAGTATGGCCAGCTTTAATTATTTCTTTTACAATATTACCAGCAGGTGTATTGAGTAATTCAACCTTACCCATTAAGTCATCTCCATCCCAATGTAAATCTTTTACTACATGAGAAGCATTTTTTAATGATACTACTGCAGATTCAGGATGATCTAATTCACCAAAAGCGTTTCCGTTTTTAACGAATTCCTCCATATACTTTTTAACTTCTCTTTCTAAAAGTTCTTTTTCGTATATTCTTCCATTTTGGTTTTTTGCACCAGCTCTTTGCATTACTCCTTCTACTTCGAAAACTCCAGGTCTTTCTTTAGATTCTCGAAGGATAGGTTTAAATGGTGTTACGTTTACTAATACTTGAGACATATTATTTATTTCTTTTAGTATATTTGTATTTCTTTTCTTCTGTAACTGGTTTAAATACTGTTTCTTTTTCTTCTAATTCTTCTTCAGCTACCTCTTCTTGATTAATCATTTTTACTTTTGGCATATCTAATCCTCTAGTAAATCCTTTTTCAATAACAGGCATTAAGTCTTTTCTAAAAGCTGTTTCGATAGAAGGTCCTAATAAAGCTCCTACTGCTAATCCTTCAACATTTTTTATATCTTTAAAACTATCGTACACTTTTTGTATTTTATCTTTAGTTTTTGAATAATAAGACTCAACATCAGTAACTATATTTTCTAAATCATTAATAGCTGATTGCATTCCTTCAAAATTGTTATAAGTATTAGCCATTTTTGATAAATTACCTGTAGCAGCCTCATTAATAGTTTCTTCATTAAGTACTTTAGAAATAATATTTTTAACTGCTTCTTTTAAATTTATTTCTTCTTCAGATAATTCGTCAATAGTTTCTTCTCCTAAAGATATCCTACTTTCTAGATAATTTAAAAGATCTTTTTTAGCATAAGGAACCATAGCTGCTTCTGTAGCAGGACCACCTTTCCATTCTTCCCATACAGCTTCTAATTGTCTAACTGCTTTTTCTAACATAGGTGCCATAGATTCTACATATCCGCCAGTTTCGTAATCATTTTCTGTAACTACTTTACCGCCTTTCATTTTTTTACGTCTTCCTTCTTCTAAAGCCATTTGGTCGATAGCAGGTTGCTTCTCTTCAAATTCTAAATAATGTTGAGCTTTTGAGATATAATCTCTAGCTAATATAACTTTAGCTTGCCACCAGTTTGGAAAATCTACTTCTCCATCCATTTGATCATACTTATGTAATCTTTTATATAATTTAGCTCCGTAAGTTGCTATATCATAAGCGTACTGTTTAAGCATATCTGGTTCGTCATCTTGATGACCTATATCTAAATCACCTTCGTTATATTGTGTAACAGGAGGTATTTTAGACCTTTGTTTATCTAACGGGTCACTAAGTCTTGCACCTTTTTCTCTAGCATCTTGTGTTAATCTACCTTTAACTAAATTACCTGATTTAGTAAAGTAGTGTCCTTTTGGAGCTCCTTTAGTTTCTTCAACGTCTTTCCCCATAGCTTTCTTAATAGCTTTATCTTTAGCAGCCATATAATCGTCCGAATCGATATCTCCATCTCCGTCGTGGTCTTTACCTTTCTTTTCACCTAATCCTTTATCGGCAACATAATTATTAAAATCTTCTACATAGTCTTCTAAGCTACTAAATGCATCCCCTGAGTCTTTTAAGGAATCTATATATGCATCTATTTCGTGAGGTAATCCATTAGCATCAGCTAAAGCTTGTCGTATATCTTTTTCAACTCCTTCAGAAAATTTAGCTTTTTTAGCTGCTGCATCTGTTGCTCTTTCTTCACCTTTTCTAATTTTTTCCATAGCAGCTTTTAATGCTTCTACTGGTACATTTAGTTTTTTAGCTAAATCTTCTACTTTTCCTTCTTTTAATAAATCTTTTGCTTCTTTAAGTTCTGCTTTTTTAAGACCATTAAATACATCTACGTGGTTATTTTTTTTAACAGGTACCATTTGATCATGCTTATCAACTTTTTTAGAATCTCCTGATAAAAGATGTAAATAATAGTTAGGATCTTTTGCTAAATTCTTTTCAACTTTCTTTTTAACTTTTTCTAAATCTTTTTCAGAAACGTTTTCTTTAGGTCTACTTGAATCTAATCCCATAGCTTCTAATTCGTAATCAATACCTCTTTCTAAAGTATCTAGAGAATAAGTAGGTTCGACTCTGTCATCGTAAACCTGTACTCCAGTTAACTTCATTTCAGTTAACATTCCTCTACGTTTAAGTATAGAAATTGAGTCTTCAAATCCATTATATGGAGATATAAATTGAGGTAATTCTCTTTTAGCATCTCTTACGAATTGAGTTTTGCTGAATTTACCTTCTAATACAGCATTATATTTTTCTTGTAGTGTTTTCATCTAAATAGTCGTACATTTTAGTATTATACGGTCTTTTTTTTTGTTTTACAGTAATGTAACCGAGCTTCTCACCATACTTAGTAGCTCTATTTTTTTTACCTTTTTTACCAAAAGCATAAGGAGTAGCATATTGTGCTCCTACTCCTGGTGTAAAAGTTGCGCCTGTTCCTGTAGCGCTTAATTCGTTAAGTTCATGCAATACTTCTTTAACTAATTTTCTTAGTTCACTTACTTTCATAATCCTTTAAGCTCTTGAACTAATTCGTAATATTGCATAATATTAATAAGATGATCATCAGTAACTCTTTTTGTCTTAGCTACTGGTTGAATAGTTTTAGCTACTTCTTGCAATTTGATAGCTACTATCTCATCCTCAACAGAGTTTTTCAACTCTATTATTATATTTTTTAATTTTTTAAGTTCTTCATTAACTACTTTTCTTAGTTTAGTTGAAGAATCTACTGAGGTTATAAACTCTCTCAGTATATTTTTTTGTTCAGGTAGAAGAGAACCATATTTAGAATTAAATTTTTCTAACAATATTTTAAAGGTTAAAAGCTTTAAATCTTTATCATACTTACCGTACTCTTCAATTAAAGTATCTCTTACTTGTTTTTTATCTTGTCTTTCTCTAGTTAAATGCTCTAAAATAGTAGTTTTATTATCAACTAAAAAATTAGGATCTATAACATCTGTAATTTTATGAGCTTCCATCAAGCAATAAAGAGCTGCTAGAGGCTTATAATCTTTTACGTTGATAGAGAAAAACTCTTTAATATCGTAATTATCTTTAATTTCTTTTATTAAACTATACTTTTGTTTCTTAAGATTTACTTTATCGATACTTCTAGAAACTTCTATAATAGTAGATACTATTGATTCAGCTTTAGATTGAGAAACAGTTTTATTTTTAAGAACAAATTCGTATAATTTAAACTCACGAACTAATGCTGATCTACCTGTAAAATACTGTTTTAATATTTCTACTGCTTTAGAGTCTTTTTTATTAAGAGTATCAGACGCTATTTGCTTTACAAGTAACTCAAAAATCAGTCCTGTATTTTTATACTTACTATGTTTAATGCGCATTATAATTAAGTTTTGTTGTACACATAGTATACCTTACCTATATAAATAGTTATTATTTATCTAAATCTTCAATTTGAGATTCATCCAATAATCTATCTTCTTCTTCCTCTTTATTTTCAAAAATTATTTTTTTACTATTCTGAAATAAATTTTTGTTTTGATAAAGAGTAGTCTTAGCTAAAGTATTGTCAATTTTTTTCTCTTCTTCGTTAACATTTTCGTTATCAGAATCAAATCCGCCTTTCATTCCATGTGTTCCAAGAGGGTCTCTTCCGCCTAATCCATCATTAGTTCCATAATGTGAAGCATGTGTTCTAGGTCTACCACCTTCAGGACCTATATCGCCTATACCGGGTGTGTCATCTTCGTAACCAACAGGTACTGAGCCGAATGGCATTCCTTTTTGATCTCCTTGTCTTCTACCATAAAGTGAAGCTAAATCGTGAGGGGTACCGTAAGACTTACCAGATTTAGCTGGATCGTTACCTTCATTTTCGATTTGACCTATTCTAAATAATCTTTTATAGTCTTCAGTAACTAAATCTCTCATTTCCATATACTGATCTTCAGATAAATTAAATATATGATCGTAAATATAATCTGTAGGGAATAATTTAGTATCTAGCATTTGACTTGCTAAATCAACTTTTTCTTTTAATAATGCGACTTTTTCTTGTTCAAATATAATTGAAGGATTAGTTAATGAAAGTTCAAAATTAGTTAACGATTCTCCTTTAAAACCTTGAACATATAAATGAACTAAAGCTATTTTAGTAAGTTCAGATTCCATTATTCTTTGTATTCTCTCTACTGTTCTAGCAAATCTAATATCTTCAGCTGCTAATGTTGCTTTACCTTGCAACTCTCCTTCGTAACCGAAATATGCTTTTGGTACTTTAAGAGCTGCAAACATTTTGTCTCTTAAATACTGTATATCGTTAGTACCATCATAATCTAAACCTTTTGTAGTATCTATTTTAGTTTGAGTATCGCCTCCTCTCATCGGAATATAATAGTCTTCCATCATATTCATCATATTGAATCT